ACGATTGATTTATAATGCAAATCGTGGACTGGAAGGAGTCGCGAACAAACCGCCTTCTCCACACGACGAATCCATCATTACAGTGGAACACGGATGGTTGGTCTATGACGTGACGGATGCCCAATACAGATGCGCCAATACCAAATTATTGAAATATCCTTTGGCGGATCCTACGTTGGAGAAAAATTGGGTATTGTTTGGGGCGGAAGTGGGAGATCGTATTCATTTGAAATGTGTGTATAGTTGGCGTCCTTTGGTTCTTGGTACCATTTGTCCTACCGCGGGTACATTCACGGAGACGCATCGTTTTGCGGAGAAAACGTTGCCGTATTTTTTCAAAGATGTGCGATGTTCTACGTGTGGAGTCAAAGTCGGTTCGGAAATTTGGTTTATTGGACATGTGGTGAGTTACGAAGACCGGCGGTATTATTATCATATCATGATTGTCTTGGATGGTACGACGTTGGCACTGAAGAAATACACGACATTGTGGACATTTGACAAAGAAAAGGTGGAATATACGTTGGGGATGGTGTTTTTCCCGGAACATCAACGATTTTTGATCGGGTATAGTGTGATGGACCGTGAGACCAAATATATGATGGTTTCCAAACATATATTTGATGATAGGATGATTATGATGGTGTAAACGTAGTGAAGGCATCGTGGAAGGTTTCTCCTATATTTCCACCTACGATGGAAATAAAATCATGCGCAAGGGCGATACTACGCCCGACTATGTCGTCCGTAGTATGGAGGTTTTTCTCCGAGACGACAAGTCGTCCCTCCGTAAAACCCTCCACTCTGCGAAGCGTGGAGTCCTGGTAAGAGGGCAGAATGCCTTCAACAACTAAATCCATTAGATGACCTTCGGTCATCGGTGGATTTTGGTGCATGATACATAATAAATATTTATATATGTATATATAAACAACCATGTCTGAAAAAAAACCATTTTTCGGTACAGCAGTTCAAAAGGAACCGTTTTTCGGTAAAGCAGTTAAAAAGGAACCGTTTTTCGGTAAAGCAGTTAAAAAGGAACCATTTTTCGGTACAGCAGTTAAAAAGGAACCGTTTTTTGGTACAGCAGTTAATAAGGAACCGTTTTTTGGTACAGCAGTTAATAAGGAACCGTTTTTTGGTACAGCAGTTTCGCGTCCAAATAACGAAGCATCACCAAAGCAAACAGAAAGAGAAAAAAAAGTAATGGAAAAAAGAATTAAAGAAATACAAAAAGAGAACGAATTAAAATTAGCACAAATACAGAAACTAAGGGGGGATACATATCCACCTTTAGTTCCATATAAATATCAACATTTAGCAACACATAATCCGAAGAAAAGTGGTGGAAAAATACATACACATGTAAAAACTAGAAGAGGAAAGAAGAAACGAAATTCTACAAAAAAAAACAAATAAAAATATACATTTGTTGTGGACAAAACATATTAGGGTATTTTAGAAACTGATACCTCCACTACGTTCTCGGCATCATCCCCTCCGACCGACCTTCGGTCTTCTGACCGAAGGTCTTCAACAACTAACATATCCGGTAGGCGAAGCAACTGAGAACCCGCTTTGGTGAGAGAAGCTTCGCTTCTCAAGTGAGTTCTGAGTTACTTTGTCACCAGAGACGTTTTGAGGATATCCACGCATATTCTAAAGGACGACTCTGCTGCTTCACAATAGCGTGGAGTCCATAGAAATATGTCATTATATATAATATAATGACATGTCTTGCGGAAAAAAACACCCCTAATGAGAATAAAGATTGTATAACTTATTCTTTATTTAAAAGAGCACAATTATATTATCATTCTGATAGAAACCCAGGTTGTTTAAAATTAGCTCAAGAAAAATTAAACAATTTAAATTCAATATGTGAACCTTATAAAAAAAAATGGGAAGAAGATACTGATGAAAAACTATTCCGTTCTGATCCGTATGAATGGAGAAGATTATTTGAGATAGAAAGAGCAAAATTTAGAAGAGACAGAGACGATAGACGTGCGAGTGGAATATTTGATCAAAGATCAACACCACCAACACCACGAAATAGAAAGATGATACCACCACAATCATCACATGCGCCACCACCACCAACACCATCACCACCACGTGCATCACCACCACGGGCACCACCACAACAAACCGCCGCGGCAGCAGAAGCAGCAAGAAAACGAGCCGCTGCAGCAGAAAAAGAAAAAGAAGAAGCAAAAAAGAGAGCCGCTGCAGCAGAAAAAGAAAAAGAAGAAGCAAAAAAGAGAGCCGCGGCAGCAGAAAAAGAAAAAGAAATAGCAAGAAAGAGAGCCGCGGCAGCAGAAAGAGAAGAAGCAGTAAGAAAACAAAGAGAAGAAGAAATAAATAATGCAGAAATAGAAAGACAAAAAGAAGAAGCAGAACGAATGAGACAAAGAGAAGAAGCAGAACGAATGAGACAAAGAGAAGAAGCAGAACGAATGAGACAACGAGAAGAAGCAGAACGAATGAGACAAAGATCCATAGTAAATGATGAACAAATCGCAACTTTTTTACGTATTATTGAAACAATAAAAACATTATACATAAAATTAAATCAAGATATCCATGTCCGTGTAAAAGAATGGGAACTTTCCTTTAATCCTGAGAGAAAATATGTTTCTGCAGGGCTTTATATTGAAAAATTGAGAGAGGACCCAATCCAATACCATCTTCTAGTACATGAATTGTTATCAATACTGAGTATTGATGATATAAAAAAAATAGATGAAATGTTTCAATATAATAATATACCAATACCATTTAGTTTGGATGATAAAAATAATTTAGATAAAAAGATAGAAGAAATAAAAAAAACTATTCAAAATTTTCGCAAAACGATCACCGTCAATATGTTAGAAAATATTATTAATCAAGCAAAAAACGTTTTTATAGCGGAATACTCTTTTATTATAGAGTACATTAATAAGACACATAATACAGGAAGCTATGGTGGAAATAAATCAAAACATAACAAAAAAAAATTAAATATTTCAAAAAAAAACCGAAAAAGTAACATTCGCAGTTGAAAATAAGACGCAAACCTATATGACCGCAGGTCAGAAGGGTTTGGTAGGGATGTCGGTAACGTAGTGGAGACATCTGAAACGAAGATAATAATTACCTGAAAACTTATCCGGGTCGGCTTATTTGCATCTACCAAAACTTTTGCGATGCCACTGTGTAATACCGTATTCTTGAATTCCTTTTAAATGTGCCGCCGTACCGTATCCCATATTGGTATGCAAAGAATAACGTGTTTTGAGTTCCGGATATTCTTCGCACAATTCTTCTATATATTTGTCGCGTTCATATTTAGCCAAGATGGATGCCGCCGCAATACTCGCATATTTTCCATCCCCCTGTTCAATCGTTGTATATGGGATCATATACATGGATTCTGAAGATTCATCCAATACACTATACGGTTTGAAATAATTGCCGTCAATGATCAAACTCACGTCTTTGATAGAGGGCGTATTGCCTTCAACCCACGAATGTTCAGTTTTGGACAAGATTTCGCGAATACAGTCGTGCATACACATCATGTCTGCCTGTAAAATATTAACTCGGTCAATCGTGTCCGCTTCTTGAAAATGTACACTCGTATATTCGGCATTTTGACGTATGTATTCCGCCAATTCTTTCATTTTTTTTTTGGAATGAATTTTTTTGGAATCTTTCATCAGCGTAATATCAAACGCAGCAGGATCACGAGGTAATACGACAGCTGCTGCATATACTCTACCAAACAAGGGTCCACGACCACTTTCATCCAATGCAATTTCCAATCTTGGATGATTCGGACCGATATCATAAAAGGGTAACAAAGGGGGAGTTTCTTTTTTAGGCGGCATGTTTAGACGTGGAATTGTTGATTCTCTTTTATAACAAAACCCACGGAAGAATCAATTTTTAACCGTATCTAATATATACGTAAATTAAGAATAGTAAATACAATAGGATGAAACAATGGTGTTCGCCTTTTGTGATGTTTCTTATATTATTAATAGTACTGATCATTTCTATAGTTTTTACAAAATATCTACCCATAGAAGGGTTCGTTAGTTACAATCCGGTAAGAGATCAACAATTGGTGATTGTTCCTATGTATAGTGCAACACAACAATTATTGAAAGTATATGATTCTGTCTATTTTGACCCTCAAACCGGAAACATGTTGGAATTGTTCGGAACACCTTCCGGTGACAATACATCTACTTCCAATGACATTTCCACATTAACCAACATGGTTCTTATCCCACGTCAAGGTACAGATGTGGTGTTTTATGGTAGAAATACTACCGACCCACCCTTTAGCAATAATATGATAGAAACCCAATATTTGAATGTACAAATGAATTCTTCCTACGACGCATGGTATTATCCCAATGCCGGTAGTTTGTCCACCTTGCCCTTTAATTATCAAATATTTTATTTCCCCTGGAAAACCCAAACCGTCATTTTGATCAATGATTGTACCATTCAAAAAATAGTCGGTGTATTTCCCTTTATCAATTCCACGAAAAATACCTCTCGTATTCAACCAAGTTCTCAAACTTTCAAATATCCCACCCAAAAAATAGAAGACTACAATACCAACAACGAAACCTATGTGGATGTTCTTCCTCAATACCTGTCTAGTATGAAAGGAAATCCTGCCTTCAAAACTACGACACAGTTGTACCAATTGGAGTCCAATATCTGGTTTGATACTACCAATGGAATCGTGATGATGATGAAATCCGGTACTTCCACGGACCTAGATATAGAAACTGGGGCGTCGTTTACCATCAAAGCCCAAACAGATACCAGTGTACTCCCATGTATTATTGCCAGTGATAATATAGGACAAAACATCGTGGTATGTACGGCATTTCCCAACAATTGTACCATGGTCGGTATCTTATGTATCAATGAAAATAATAGTTCTATCTTGGAAATTCGTAACGTAATATTGTTTGATCCAAGCGTTGCGGGTGGTGTATCACATAAACACAATGATCATCATCATCATTCACCGACCGATTCACCAAAAACGAATGTTACAAGCAAACCCGATGACAACAAATACATCTTGAAATCACAAATTGTGCCACCTGTTTGTCCAGCATGTCCATCATGCAACAATAATACATGCGATGCATGTAAATCGGTAACCACCTTGGCACCTCTTGGTAATAACAATTCTCTTTCCAGTTTGATAGCCAATTCCTATACCGTGGGTAATAATACGGGCACGGGCACGGGTACCCAAGACAATGGTATGCCATGGTCACAAGCGACTTCCAATATGGTTACCGGTGGAGAAAATACCGTAGGAAATGTATTGATGGGTGCGGAAGGAACCATCGGAAATGTATTGGATACTGCTATAGGTGGAACTGCCTTGTTAGGTCTGGGAGTCGTTTCTGGTGCAGCTACATTAGGCACGGGAGTTGCGGGTGATGTCAAGGATTTAGGGTTGGGTGTTACCGGTGATGTTGCAGGTGTTGCCAATAATTTGGTAGATGCGGTCAAAGATATTGTAACCAATACTATGGACGATTTGACCGGTGTAAAAGGTGACCAAAAAGGCAAACATGCACGTACCAATGAAGGCGACACCGAACAGGGACAAACGCCTACGTTCTTACCCACTACCACGGCAACCGGTATGGCAATGGGTTCAGAATTGAAAAACATGCCGGGTGGTTATAAGACAGCCTGTGGACCCGGACTCAACAATTATTATGGTGCCTTGTCCAATCATAATGCGTCAAATTTTATGCCAGTGACCAGTGATTTCAGTAAATTCGGGCGTTGATATTTGCGTCTAAAAAAGCCTAAAGAAAATGTATTTATGATACAACAGAACACCTTTGTATCATATTCTTTTTTGCATGTCTCGTAAAAAATCAGATACATCCATGGATGTATACAATCAAATCTTGCAACGTGAATCTATTGCCAAAGAAATTACGGAC